GGAACAACTTCAGAGGCATCTTCCGCTCCTGTACCTGTCCTTAATCCTAAAGGAGTTCTTTTTGGAGCACAGGGCAAAAGTGGTCCATTTGCTTCTGTTGGTGAAACAACCTTGTCTCGTTTAGCGCGAGATCCTTCTTTTGCATCAGGCAATGTATTGAGGTTTAAAGGCGAAGGAAGTGCTACAACAATTGACGTCATGCCGTTAAGTTACGATACGGAAGCAGATGTAAATTTACCTTCTTCTTCTGGTGACTTCATCAAAGGTAAAGCCAAGGTAACGCGTACAGCCTTAGTCCCTCTGCAAAAAGCAGTTACCGTAAAAGATAAAGCTACAGGCAAAGATACTGTTCGTCTTGTTAATTTCTCTATTGATTTAACCGCTCCTGTCGGGGTACGTAAAAACATTGATGAAACAGGACGCGAAAAAATAGAGTCTGTAACACTACAAGAGGCCGTTCGTAATTTAAAAGATTTTCATGGCAAAAATTACACAGCGTTAAACGAAGACGTTAATAAACTACTTCTTGACACACATAGTGCATATAACGTGCCTGTGATGACACGTGAACCCTTTGACAAATATGATGAGGCACGCAACGAATTTATTCGTATGTTGTCTGGTTCACAATATGAAGGAAAAGAATATGGTTTCTTAACTTCAGTGGAAGGTCAAAAATTACCATATACCGGTCCTTTGTCTCCAGGCTCAAAGGGTAATCGTGCAGAGAATATTATTCAAGCACGTCGAATGCTTTCACAAGCTGGTGTACCTTTAAAAAACTTATCTGATTATTTGCCTGACATTGACGAGCAAGGTCCCAGCCCCAGGGTGTTGACAACAAGCAGCCGTGACGTTGGTATTCCCAAGCCTGATGTCATGTCAACAGGCACAGACTTAGGAGTTTCAACAAGTACCTATGAGCGCATTTCACCGAGACTTGGTGGAGCCCTTACAAGTCAATTAAGAACTTTACTTAATCAAGGAGCTACTGTACAAAACATTGATGGTAATGTTGTTTATTCCATCAACAAGAACAAAGTTTCTTATCCAGAAAAACGTTTAGTTGAAACCCTTAAAAATGAAAATCAAGACGCGTTTGCTATTTCCAATTTAATTGGTCGCCCGCTTTCATCTGAAGGAGAAGTTGTTGCTGGGCCTTATCAAACACTAGCCTCACAAGAACAGGCAGAACGAGCCCAAGGTTTACCGCAAGAAAAATCAGATAACGTTGGTTTTTCTTATGAAGGCGCAACTGAACGTGCGCGGCAACCAATCAGCACCCCAGGTGGATCTTTTACGGGCGCAGCCAGATATGCAGCTGGGCCTGCTTCTGAGGTGCTTACTGGTAACTATCCCCGTGGCGAAGGTCGTGTCAATCTTCCGAAAACATCGGGTCAACAAGAAACAGCACGTGCTTTGTTTACTTCTGTTGCATCGCAAACACCAGGAGGTCGCGTAGTCAGGGGTGGGCTACAGCTAGGTGGCGGCCTGGGAGCAATTGCAGCTGGCCTTGGCACTAAAGGAGCTAACCTCAGTGAATCAGAAACAATTAGTCGCTATGGTACAAGTGGCTCACAACTTCAAGAACTTGGTAATCGTCTAATGGCTGAAGCTGCTTATAAAAAAGGATTACAACCCAATCCAACAAAACTTAATCAAACGAACCCAGAACGGAACGTTCCAACAGCTGCTCCTCCAGAACGTTTGTATGGACCTCAAGCACCTTCTTTACAAGGTCCACGTCAACCTGATATTGGCACGACACAAAATACGGAAATGGCCGGATATGCTCGCCGTCCTTCCGTAATTCCAGAAGCAATTGACCCGGTGCAAGCACGCAATGATGCCGTCGCTCGTCACATTGGCAACTACATCTCAGCCGCTTCGCAACGTATGGAAGGTCCCGCTTCTATTCAAGGTGTTAAACTCAAAGGAGTAGGACAAAACTCCCTTCGTCCTTATCAAGCGCCATCTGAAGGGATGATTCAACAGTTAATGCGTGCCGCTTTACGTCGTTAATTATGGCTGAAAAAAAGAAAGATAAAAAATGGATCCAAGGCGCTGACATTAAGGAAGGCGCCTTCACGGCTAAAGCCAAAAAGAAGGGTATTACTTCTGCTCAGCTCCAAGAAAATGTTCTTTCTAATCCGGATAAGTACGATGAGAAAACAGTTAAGCAAGCACGGCTTCGCCAAACGTTGGTAGGATTAAAGAAGAAAAAAGACCAGAAGAAATCTGAGGGCTGATGGCAAAAGATCACAGGCTTGATCTAGGTCGTTACATTCAAAACCCATTTAATCGTCGTGGTGAAATCGCCAAACGATTAAATTTTGACGACTTGTTTCGTTCCGAAGCGGAGACCGGTCAGTATCCCTGGAACCCATCAAGGTTTGGCCAACAAGATTTAATGCGTCGTGCCATGACGCGTAAGATCACCTTAAACCCGGATCTTGATTTTGTTGGTAATACACCATTCTTTGATGACAACAGTGAAGTAACCGAAGCGTATGACATGTTTGGCCTAGGGACGTTTGATCGTCCTACTGCTTACGATTTTGAAGAAGGCCGACCAAAAACTGCGCAGCGCCCTCAGGACCAACCTGATTTCAATCCTCAATGGATTGAAGCATACAAACTTAGTCCAACACTAAATCCAAGTAAGGTCGCTAAGAATCCAATGCCACGGATGCGTAATCCGGATCCCAATGGATACTTAATGGCAATGGCAGAGAAACGTGCGGAGAACGAGGTTGAGGATAAACCGTCAATTGCTCAACTCCTTGACCGTAAAGGCGTTATGAAATCAATGCCGGTTAAAGAGGAAGAAAAAGAAGGCGAAGATACTGCAAATAAAGAATCGGTAGAAACCAATACGTCTCCAGGCAAAACCTTAAATACATAAGCGTAAAATAGTTAGATAAGGTTTAAACATAATGCTGTCCGGACTAGGAAAACTTATTGGCAGCGCCACATCTCGCCAGGCGGCCCAAGCGGCCATCCCTGGCGCAGCAATGAACCTTGCTGTCGGCACATTAATGCAAGGCCCTGCAGCCGGTGCTGCATATGCGGCGGGTGATTTCCTGTTGAACTATCCGTTGGTTGGACTGGCACGTAAGTTTTTCCCAGGTACCCCTGGTGGCATGGCAACCATTAAAACAAAAACTGGACAGACCATTACCAAGGAACTTGGATATAGTCCTTCTGCGGTGGAGAATGCGGTCAACTTAACGGCATCCCTGGGTTCAATGCCCCTTGTTGACTTTGCAACGCAAGGTGCTCTTTACAACCAAGCGCAAACGGTACAGCCAACCAATATTTCACAAGAACAACAGGTTTATCAACAAAACGTTCAACGTCAACAGGTGAATAATCTTGATCGTCAAGCGCTTGCCCGTGGCACTCAATATCAAATGCAAGGTTTGCCGCAAGGTTTTCACTACCCCGGCCTTACCCTTCCACCTGAAACCCTGGCACTACTAAACAATACCTGACATGTTTCAACCTCCAAATCAAGGTTTTGTTTCTGGTTGGAAGACTGGCCTTAGGGCCATGAAGCAAACTGCGCCACAACGCTATGGTCAATCCACAGTTGTTGACAAAGATTTTAAAAAACTGATACGTGATTCGCAAATTACAGCGAAAGAAACACCAGCGGCTTTTCTTGGCGCTTATACCGCACGTGTGCTGGGAGATGTTGCAAACCAGGAAACAAGAAGCCTTTGGTGGAGCGTAAACCATCCAATTGCATTAGTTGATAAGGCAAGTGCCGCATTAATAGATCCAAAAGATCAATTAAATCGCTACCAACGTGCCGCCATTGTTGGTTCTTTTGTTACACCTGCTTTTGCGCTCAGCGGTGCGTATGATCCCACTAACATTTCTGAGTTAGGTCGTCCGCAAGGTTACAAGCAAAACGTACCAAATCCAGACGATCCAACCAAATCCCTGGATCCCGCTACGGAATTATTTGAACGTTTCATGTTGGGTCGCCAGGGGCGGCCACTTGCATTTGATAAAGCAAGAGAAGAAGTTCCAGGCTTAACAAAAGAACGTTACACAAACTACATGAAGTTTATGTATAACGATCCGGCATTCCTTGGCTCAGTAAAAGTTACTTCTGAGAATCTACAAGGTGTGCCAGAAGCACGTGTTTTTGGTTATCCGGTTTCTATTCCAACTGTTACAACCGCAGTTGGCGGCGTTGTTGGTGCCAAGCTTGGCATGGCAATGGCTCCCAGGCCACCGCAAGCCAAGCAACTTGAACTTCTGAGCGAGAAGGCGACCGCTGTTGCGTCTACCCAAATGCCACGTAACATGACCCTCCGTGGCGTCGCTGGGGGCCTAGCAGGGGCTGCTGCTGGAGCCATAGCCGGTGTACTTACCAATCAGGTATTGGCCGCCAAACAACTTGATTCTCAACTTCCAATGTCTTAGTACAAGTACTGATAAAATTTAAACATAAGAAAGATTCGTTTAGATGCCCGCTCAAATTCAAGACCCCTGGTCTTCCCCTACAACTTATCCTTCCAGTCCACTGTACGCAACAGCTGGCGGTGCATCTTCCACGCCTTCTGACGGCGGCATTAGCTTTCAAGAGCGTTTATTAAATAAGTACAGGCAAGGCAAAGAAAAAACAAAAGAAACCCTGGAACAAGCTAGGACAAAACTTGGAGGTTTAGATACACCTGAAAATCGTAACCGGATGCGTACTGCTGGTGGTATTGGCGCCACTGCACTAGGTGTTATCCCTGGTGCTATTGGAACAGCGCAACAGCAAGGTATTATTCCCGGTATTGCAAGTGCTGGCGCTGGTCTTGGAGCTGCAGCTTTGACGGCTCCCATCAGCAATGCAATGATGAAGAGCGGTAATATTGGTCTTAAGCTTGCCGGTTTTGGTCTTCAAGCACTTGCTCCCGCCGCTGCCCAAGCTGGTGTTTCCGGTATGTTTAGTGCTGGCGAAGCAGGCAAGCAAGGTGCAGGCGGTACAGATGTATCCATCCCTGGTACTCCTGTTACTCCTGAAGTTCCGCTTTCGGATGCAGCGCGTGAACGAATGCAGCGAGATCGTGATCTTGCCTATGAGCAAAAGCGTACGCAAGTTCTTGGTCAAGCACAACTTGGTCTTGATAAACAAGCATTGATGGATCAAAACAATGCCTTGGTAATGTTGCAAAAATCTTTACTTCCAATTCAAGAACGGACAATGCGTAATCAACTTGTTAATCAACAAGCTTTGATGAATACGCAGTCGGCTGCTTATCAGCAACTAGGTCGTCAAGCCGGCATGTTTAAGCTTGCTGGACAAGGTATGGCAGAAGCCGGAGCCACCCTTCGCACTGCAATCAGCCAGAACCCTTATGCTGGATCCACGATTCAGGCTCCTTCCATTAGCTTTGGTTGATCATGACTAATTTTAATCTTGGGCTTAATGCACCACAATTAGCTGGTCAAACAGGAGCATTGTCCAAAGCAAAAAACTTGTTTGGTAATTTAGAAGATTTAAAGGCCGCTGGAGTTAATTTCGAAAACGTAACCCCCTTGGAGTTGGCTTTGGCCGATGCCTTGGCTGGTTCTGAGGAAAGAATAAAAAGATCGTTAGATGAACAATTTGATAGGCAATTAAAAGCTGCTGAACAAGCGCAAAGACTGGGCAAAGGAAGTGTTGGCTATATGTCTATGATGAATCAAATTAACAACCTCCCCGGCACTATTGCATCTGCATTTGGTGGCGCAGGAGAACGTCAGTTAACGCAAGAACTGTACGGTAAAATTCCAGAAGTTGTTTCCGAAACTTACCGAACCTTCCCGCGCATGCAGATTCAACCAGTTGGTTTTTCGGCGCCATCTGCCAGGTATTTTAGTTAATTGCACAGTGTTGACTTAAAATAAAAGGATATTGAGGTAGACATGGCAGCAACTGATTTCTGGTCTGGTGCAGGAGGTCCGCTCGTTTCGGCTGGCCTTGGTCTTATCGGACTGCCATTTCAGATTGCTTCCCAAAGGCGCCAACAAGATATCACGCGTTCTGGCATTGAAGCCCAGCTTCGGGCACAAAACGCTGCCCTGGAAACCAACGCAATGCTTGGCAGGGAGGGAATGTATGGCCAGCTTGGGGAGAGTTTAGGTGCACGTGTTTTTGGTCAAACGGCAGCCGACTTGGATTTTGGTCGCCAACTTAAAGCACAAGAATGGCAGCTTGGCCCTGGTGCAGAAAAAGAATCAGCCATTTTTTCTGATCGAGCGCGTCGTGGATTTGCTCTTCAGAATTTTATTGATGCACGTGAGCTAAGCCAAAGAGAACGTCGTAAAAATTTAGAAGAAAAAATGGCTGGCTATGTGGCGGGAGGAAGAGGCATGTTTGGCCCCATTGGTGCTGTTGATGTTACTAAAATATTTGCAGGGTGAACACATTAAACTTTAATGAGTACTCCAGAAGAAAGGGCAATAAACAACCAAAAAGTGGATTACGTACAGCAAGTAGCAGCTGGCGAAGATCGTAGTGCACTTATTTACCTTCAGCTTATTGCACGTTGTGCACGTATTGCTGACGACGTAAAAGACCAACCGGAGTCGCTTTCACAGCTTGATTTACTTACAATCATTGAAATTTTGTTTGTAAGGCTCCCTTCTAATTTGTTTTACATTCAACATCAACAAGCTTTACTTTCACAACACATAACCATCTGGAACACCTGGGAAGCAAGTAACGTACTTGCCGAAGGAGATCAAACCGATAAAATGTATGCTCATGTTTTGCGTGATTACGTAAATGAACTTTTGCCCCTTGTGGCGCTTTTGACACAAGGTCACGATAAAATGAAGGAAGTAAATGGCCTTATTCGTTCTTTGTTTAAAAAAGAACTAGGAGAATAACATGGGACTGTATGGCGGTGGCGGTACTACGGTTAATTATCAACCGCCGGTAATTGAGAAAGATACAACGTTTAGAGATTATTTACAGTACCAAAAAGATCGGGAAACGCGTGCCGATGAGCGTGCGGCGGCCGAAAAAAAGGAACGTGACGATGCAGCGGCAGCACGTAAATCATCCGGTGCAGCCGCATACTCCGGAATGCGTTCCGGAATTGAATCTCAACTTCGTCAGGGTTTAATTTCGTACAACGATGCAACGTCACAATTACGTGATTATGCATCTAAATATGATCTTTCTCCACCGGAGCAAGACGTTGCTGGATTGACGGATATCTATACGAAAGAACTCCTCCCTGGTCGTCGTGCCACTGGCATTACCTCTGCATATAAAGAGATGTATGGGCGTGAGGCGAAGGAAGAAGAAAAAGCAGCAGAGCTGGAGAAATTTAATCAGGGCTACTACAGTACCGTCCAAGACCTTAAAGATTCCCTTGCAAAAAGCTCTGAATACCAAAAGAAATTTAACGATAATTACCTTGACAACTACTACGATACGCAATTTGGTTCGTCCGTTGCGGATCGCACTGAAGAAGTAACCGATCCAAAAACAGGGGAGAAAAAAACTCGCGTTACAAAATTACGTCGGTTTAAGTTTGATCCTTCTCTTCTTCCCAAATACGCAGATACCGCAAGCCTTGAGCAAAGGAGTGGAGTTGCACAGCCTGATTATGAAAAATTCTTCGGCGAAGATCGAAGTGTTGAAGAACTCCAGCAGGGGCTTCAAGGTGTTGCCGACACCCGCAAGTATCTTTACAGCGCCGGGTTGACCAACCTTCAAGGGGAGATCGACAAAGAAACCCAGAAGTTGAAAAATGAAGGCTCCAAAGAAGTTGCCAAGATTAATTCCTTTGGCAGTGTGGCATCAAACCTTGTTTCTGGTTTCTGGAGCTAATCCATTTCCAGTTGAATTACCCTTGTTATAATCGTTTTAGTCCGCAAGATATTTAGATGTCTGCCACTCCTACTGGTCAAGATCCTAACGACAACTATTTTGACATCAACAAGTTTGAGCAGTTACTTGAACGGCTTGAAGGTTCTAAGGGTCGTCAACAGCGCCAAAAATCCCTTGAAAGCCGCCGTGACATTTATGCTCAAGGTTTGGCTTCAATGATGTCCAATTTCTGATTTTTTCTTGTAAACTATCTAAGCCATGACAAGCAGTGTACCCTCTGGTCAAACAGACGTTGACGACTGGTTTGATCTAGACAAGTACCGCCAGGCTGCTGGTGTGGCTTACGAATTTTCCAAGAAAAAAATGGAGACTGCTGGTGAACAAGAACGTGAAACCATCGGTAAGGGCGCAGAAGAACAACGTAGCTCTGCCGAACAAGGCCAGCAGTTCAAGCAACGCGACGAAGAGCGGGATTACGGGCAGGCCCAACGAGCTTATCGATATTGAGCTATTTGATTCCTGGGTTGACAATCTCGATGCGTCAACTCAGGAAACATTTTGCTCTTTCGCTAGCAACAACTATTCCGTAGTCGAAGTCTACTTGTATGCCCGGTTCCTACGGTATACAGGTAGCATTACTGCGTGTGAGCTTTGGGTGCAAAACAATTACCCCAAGGCTGACCATCGTCAAAAACTTCTGTATGAAATTGACGAGATGCAGGAGGATGTTCGCAAACTCCGTGAAGATGTTGAGAACGGCAACGTTAAACGTGATGCAGGTGTTGCCCGCATTGCGTCAATGCAAAAAGAAATTCGTGGTCATATCGAACAAATTGACCGATTCACTGGCATGAAAGATCGCAAGGGCCTGTTAATGGCTGGTGCCGATCGTGCCATTCGTGAACTCCTTTCCGTCTTCAAGGATGATCCAATTGAGATCCCCCTGGAAGAAGCGACCATGAGTGTGTGGGCAAAGATGCAACTTGACGAATAACTGCCTTAAAATATTGAGGTGCAATACAACATTGTTAACAGATAGCTGATTTAAATGGCTGGTAAGGTTCCTCCGCAGTTTCTTGCGCACCTTAAGAAAAAAGATGCGAAGAAAGAAGACGGCACTGAGATGTCGGACAAGGAAAAGCGTAAGGCTGCTTTAGAAAAAGCACGTAAGTATCAAAAGCAAAAAGCCAAAAAACAAGAAGACAAAAAGTAAGGTAGTATTCAGTAATACTCTGAATTACTGCTGTGCCAAGCTATACGCATCTTGCTTACCGCCGCAATGCTCAAGCCGCCGCACGCAGACAGCAAATACGCAAGCCACGTAACGCAGAAGCACTGAAGAAGGCCCAGGAAGATTTTGGCTTCTTCTGTGAATACGTAGCGGATAAACCACCGGCTGCTCATCATCTCAACTGGCATCGACACTTTGTCACAGAGGAGGACAGCAGTTGCCTCATTAAGATCGCTGGTCCCAATGTGGATCTCCTGGCACCCAGGGGTTCCGCTAAGTCCACAGTGTTGGGTCTGCTTACGGCATGGGCCATTGGCATCCATACCCACGCAGGGTTGCCACTGCAGATTCTGTATCTGTCCTACACCGTTGACATTGCTCGTTCCAAGTCCTCCACCATCAAACGCATCATTGAAAGCAAACGATACCAAGAAGTTTTCCCTAAAGTTCGCCTTCTAAAGAACGCCACCAGTAATGAGTACTGGTCGATTGATCACAAGTTTGCTGGCATTGATGTAACAGGTGACGAACAGTTTACGCTTTGCGCAGCAGGCCTCAAGGGCTCGGTGACTTCCAAGCGTTCGCACTTGGTCATGATTGATGACGCCATCAAGTCAGCCGCAGATATTGCCAACCCTGACATCAGGAAACAGATGCAGGACAACTGGAATGCTGTGATTGCACCCACCATGTTTGAAGGCGCACGAGCGATTTGCCTTGGTACTCGCTTCAGACACGATGACATTCACTCCACAACATTCAATGAACAAAACAACTGGCAACAGATTATCCTTTCAGCAATTCAAAACAATCCCATCACTGGCGAAGAGGAATCGTATTGGCCAGACATGTGGTCATTGGATTATCTAAAGGAAAAAAAACGGCAAGCGCCAATTGCTTTCTCGTTCCAGTACATGAATCAAGTCATCCGGCAGAACGAACTTTCGTTGGCTCCGGAGTTAATTGTAAAAGCAGAAATTGCAACGGAGTTTGACGCCCTTGGGGTTGGGGTTGACCTCTCCGCTGGTACTAAAGAGAAAAACGATTACACAGTTATGATTCTTGGTGGTCGCATTGGCGACCGCATTCATATTATTGATTACCGGCGTATTCGCGTCATGGGTAACCTTGAAAAACTTGATGCCCTCAAGGAGTTGTTGAATGATTGGTCAGTGATTGCCAAAGACGAACAAAGCGGTTTGTATTACCCCAGCTATTCAACGTGCGATATTTGGAGTGAGGCCGTACAGTACCAGGCATCCCTAGAGGCAGACTTCAAGCGTGTTTGTCTGAACAATGAAGGTCTCTACAATTTAATTTGGCATCCCGTTAAAGGTTTCAGGGCAGATAAGTTGGCCCGCTTCCGTGGCATCATGGGAATGTTTGAGGACCGCAAGATTATCTTCAACCGTTTTCGTAACTTCACCAACATGTTTGAAGAGCTTACCAACTTTGGCGTAAGTAGTCACGACGATACGGTTGATGCGTTGGTCTGGCTTGTTACCGGATTAGCAAGGAAGGGACAGTTACACCTCGATTACTGACTCTTAGAATATTAAAAAACCTTGGATTCGTGGGACCAGAATATTTAGCTATTGCTCTTACGGCAGTGATTTCAGCTGCGACAGGTGGCTCCTGGGCAATGAGTAAGCTTATGAGCCGCCTGAGCGAAAGAGTTAATTCACAAAACCGAAGGGTGGACCTTTTGGAAGATCAGGTCAAACGCATGCCACTGGACTACGTGCTTAAGGTGGACTTCTTAAGGGAAATTCAAGAAATGCACAGTAATTTTCGCGAGATCAATAATAAGCTTGATAAACTGATGGAAAAGCTTTTGACCAAATGAGTTACATCCTTGAAGTACAAGAGGACGAAAACGGAGATCAATACATTATTTTGCCCGACGAAGTAATCGAAGAGTTGGGTTGGCAAGAGGGCGATGTTTTGAATTGGGATGTACGCGGCGAAGGTATCGTAATTTCCAAAGTAAACGACGCTTCTGGATACGAAGTTTTAGAGGACTAGAATAAGGGAAAACAAGATAAACACATGTATTACGGCGGAGAATCTAACGTTCCAGGCGCTCCCGGTAATTTACTGGCCGGTGGAATTCCACTGCGCCAGTTGTTTAAAAATGCTCCCTCCGATATTCCTTTTACTCCGGGCATACCAGGCATAGTTCGCCCTGGTACTAAACAAAAATTGAAAGACATTTTTCCGCATTCCCCCGGAGGGTACGGCGGTGAAGAGGGTGGTCCGCGCTATGGCACAACACCAGGGGGAATTGCAGGTAATTTTCTAGGAACACCCATTGCCTTTGGTTCCAGTAATTTACCTGGCGCTATTGGCAATATTCAGGGAATGGCTGATGCTTATCAACTTGGTCAAGCAGTTCCACAACAGCCAATGCAGCAGCCTTACGGCGGCTCCCCAAACAGTCAGTTAACACCAGAAGAAAAAGCTAGACTTCTTCAGCGAGGCGCTCCACCGCCAACAGACTTTCGCGAGAAGTACCTCCCGAAAGCCGAATTACCCACAGGGTTCCAATCCAAATTTGTTTCGTGAGGAAACGCTATGAAAACTAAAAAACTTGTAAAGCAAGCGCTGCATCATCCAGAGCTCTATTCCTCTGCCGAACTGGTGTATTTTGGCAAATGGTTAGACCTTAAGAAGCAGGCAAAAGCTGCTAAGATTGAGTCAAAGAAAAAGGAAAATAGTTAATGGCTGTCGACGCTAAGTCTAGACTCAAGGAAATTATTGACTCGTATCTTGAAAAAGACGGCGGGTCAATGATTGACACTGGCGTCGTAGCTTCACACCTGGCGCAGATGAAATTATTCGGCATCCGCCAGGGTGTCGAGTTTTTTCCTGTGCAAGATAACTTTGGTAATCAGCGCAAAGACTTTATTGATCGTGTAATCAAATACAACTCTCTCGACATCCGCTTCGATTCAATCTGGGATTATTCACTTTGTGATGGACAAGGTCTTTTTTACATCCGTCCAACTCAGAACAATTATCGTCTTTACTACTTTCGTAAGCACGAATATCGTAGCTATTACAACATTGATGGCGAGCTTGATGAAGTTGTAATCATCTACAGCTACAAGGTCAAGAACGGGTTTGGTTACCAGCAGGACATTGATTCCGCAAGTTTAAGTGGTCCGGCCACCATGGGGCAGGGCGGTGCAAAGCGTTACATCCGCCTTTCAATCAAACGCAAAACGATTGAAGAAACGCACTCGGAAGGCGAGCTGTCGTTTGATAGCAACTACCAAGCAAATTTCGGTAGAACAAAAACGTTCACAAATACGCTGGGCTTTATTCCTTGCGTAGAAATTTTTCATAACGTCAAGGGTTTTTCCACTGAAGGTGTCGGTGAATTTGAAGCGTTAGCCAATCACATCTGCACGCATGATGAGATGGTTCGCACCATGCGCAAGAACGTGCAGTTCTTTGGTAACCCCACGCTTCTTTCCTCCAGGCCCAAGACTGACCTGATGGAGGCTGGTGGTGAAAACGTTGTTCAGCGTCCTTCTATCGCAGCCAACTCTGGGTTTAGTGGCCCCAGTGGACTGAGTCAATCCCGATTCAAGGCTGATCCAATCCACCGTGGTGTTGACGGTCAGATCAGAGTTCCACGCGTCATTGCAAACCTGGAACCAAACGACCGTGTTGGTTACATTGTTCCTGATGCCATTACTGGCGACCAGAATTCTTTCGCACGTCAGTACCGAGAAGAAATTCGCACCGCCCTGGGTGGCGTTGACGAACTGTCAATTTCTGCAGGCGTGACTGCAACTGAGTACAAGTCATTGTTTGGTCGTGTTTCTGCCACGTCCAAGAAAAAGGCAATTGCTATTTACACTTACGGTATTTGCCGTTGTTTTGAGCTAATTATCTATCAGGAAGAACGTCTATTTAAGGAGACGCTTGCCGCTGCTGCAGGATTAGAAAAACCCCTGGATCTTCCAGAGGAATCCAGTGCGGAAGACTTGGCAGCTTACAACGATGCCATGGACGCATTTAATGATCAAGTCAAGCAGTTGATGATGGCTTGCCTTCAAACGCAGCAGATCCCGCCCGGTGTTTCTGGTTTGATTCCAGATGGCGATGTGACCATGCAGTGGCGTTGGCTTGGGCCTGTTTATGAGGATTCTACTCAAGACATCCTGAACAACTCCATCGTGGTGCGCAACTTACAAGAGTTAGGTGTTGATAGCATTGAGGCACTGAAATACCTCTTCCCGTCCAAGACGGATGAGGAACGGGCCGAGATGTTATCTGGGTTTCCGTTCAGAATGGTGAATGAATTGCAGGGTGCATACTCTCAATTTGCTCGCCTTGTGGGGGGAATGATGCAAACTCCCCATCCGCAATCACCGGA